TGGCCAACATATTGGTTTGAAATGGAGAAGGAAGCCATTGATGGCAGGCCGTACTGGCCGTTTATATTTACATCACCACCTGAGCCTGCTCCGCCCCCTCCACCGCTGGCGTAGCAGTTGTTTCCCGCAGGTGAACCACTGCCTCCGGTCCCTCCAGTGGCTGACACAAGTGCGCCGAATGAGGATGTGCCGCCTGTATTACCTGCAGCACCAGAAACGCCCGTGCCTCCACCGCCAACGGTTATCGTCTGTGGAGAAGAAACTCCAGCAATGAACTTTCTTGCATAGCCACCAGCAGCCCCACCACCGCCAGCAGCGTACTGACCCGAGGAAGTTACTGGGGAGCCACCGCCACCCCCGCCACCACCTATGACTTCAACTTCCACAGAATTGGTTCCAACACCCTTGTTCCATGTGCCAGACGCAGTAAAAACTGTGACGCGCAAAAGGCGACCTGTATCTTTGCGCTGAAAGGCAATGCTGCTAGTTCCGGGTGTGATCGGTCCATCGGTCACCAGCATGTACTGGGTATCTGCGCTGACCGTTCCTTCTTCGACTGAAACAACAGTGCTAGGTGTGAGTTCACCTACTCCGTCTGCATCAGTCGCACGCACCCACGTTCCATTGGAACCCGTGCCCAGGACTGACACGACATAGATTCCGTTCTGGCTGGCAGTCGTTTGATCCTTCACCAAAATGCGGTTGTTGGAAACGAGGGCCACACCATCTAGCGTATTGGGTGCGCCGCCCGCCAGATTGGTGATATTCGCTATCGTTGCCGCACGGACGCTGGCTAAGTAGTCTGTGCCGGCAATCATCATCTGAATGGCCTGGTACATCTGATTGAGCGAAGCGCCAGTCGGTGTGAGGCCCGCTCCCTCGATTACGCTCATGATTTCCATCTGGAGACCATCGCACCAGGTATTGCTGATGTTCGTGGCCAGGACGCCACCAGTTGGGTTTCCTGGAGAGAATCCATGTTTGCCAACGCCGAACTTGTCGACCTGCTTATTTGCCGTTTGGATGTAGTCCATTCAATTCTCCATTTCAAGGGGCGTAGCCAAACAAGGCCACGGTGTGCGCGGGCTTTCGGCGGTTGACCATGCATTCCAGTTGGGTGTTTCCCCACGATGCAAGTGGTGTATCGCACGGCGACTCACAGGTTGCGTAGTTCACTACCGTGCTCACGGGAACATTCAAACGCCATACACCAATGAACTCTGGTCCGTTGACAGCACTGTCACAGGTGTCTGCGCATGTCATAGGCCCATACTCAGTGATGGTGCAGCCTGCGTAACCAAAGCCCAAGGCCTGTGCAATGAAAAATAGACGTGACAAATCTCCACGTCCGCCAACACGGCCCATCAGATTTACGCGTCGTGCGGCCTCGGTCGCTCCTACGCCACCAATACATGCATCGGGCAATCCGAAATTGCGCTCCCAATCAACGAACATCAGCGCCGTGGTGTCAGGCTGTTGCTCTCTGAGCAGAACATCTGCAAGGTTGATCACGCTGTCCAATACAGCAGCTGCGGAAGCCGCCTCCGCACGAACGTTGGGCGCGGCGCGGTCGTATGCCACTGGTGGCAGACATTCAAGCAGTGCGTCGCGGGTGTTCATGGTGGTGGTTGGTGGTATCAGCTCAGAGTCAACACGCCCTGAGTAATCAACTCAAGTGCGGTGGAGCTGACGGAGGATGTCACGTTGGCAGCAGGCAGAGCTAGAGTGACGTCGGTCACACCCGGCACGTTCATGATGGCTGTAATGACCTGGTTGCGGGTCAAGGTGCCGCCAGGAACGATTCGAGAAAACACAGCAGCGACCGCTGCTTCGATATCCGTTGTGATATCCGCCAAGGTGTAGCCAGATGCCACAACCACCGTTGCTGTCACGGCATTGACCAGCGGGGTTGGTATCAAGGCCATAACCCCATATCCGGGCAGCATCCCGACAGGACGATTGGCGTCCAGTACGGATTGCACAGAGGCTATGAGGGGTGCGCTTGGAAGACCGGACACGGGCATAGGAACAACGTCCACGGTGCCGGCGCCACGCCGAGTGGGAAATACAAAGCACCGCTTCACACCAGGAACCGACCGCGCCCACCGTTGATAGTCCATAGAGTTGCCGCCTTGAGCCAACTCGGCGAGCTCAAGCAATAGCCTGGACAGCAGATCGGAATCGTCTTCTACATCTGCACCACTTGTCATGGTCAGAATGGTCGCAGTCCCGGCCAAGGCACCTGGTGAGTTAACTGTCGCAGGCGTGTTGTCAGTCTGATTGCCTGCAGCACCGGCAACGATCGCCGCAGCAGCAACGTCCCCTGTTCCTCCAGCACCAATGACGCCTGCAGCCGTGGTAGCAAAGGCGATCCCTTGGGCGTTTGTGAATTGCTGCCCCAAGGGAATGGCGGCTCCCACCGGACCGCTGAAACGGCCTGTTCCAGCGGCGGCAACTGCGGCCTTACGGAAGACGCCACGCTGATTCGCCATGCGTTCCATGTAGTCGCTGTCAGCGAGGTCCGGGAATGCCTGGCGTAACACCCATGCCTGGTGGCTGTAAATGCCCTCCACAACCGCCGCGATCGCGCTGGCCCGCACAAAGTGGTCACTGTCGGGTCCGATGGCTGCGGACGGATTCTGGTTGACGACTGCCTGCAGGTACTGGTTGCGGATCTGATCGAAGGTCGGGACTGTGTATGACATCGTGTGCTCTAAAAATCAGGTTCAAACAACTTTTACGGGCAGCTCAAAGCCGCTCTGAACGCCATGCGCGTCCACGATCTCAACCCTCAAAGAAAGCTGGCCGTTGCCTGGGCGATAAGTGCTGACGTCGATGGATTGGGCGCGGCCGTCATTGATCAGCGGTTGCAGGGCGGATCGGGCGAACTGCTGGGCCAGCAGCTCCACGCGTGCCAGGTCTTTTTCACGGTCCAGCTCGTGAAGACGGGAGCCAATGGTTTTGTCTGCAAACCAGGATCCCAACGGTATCGTCAAACGCAGATAGGCGGCAGTCAGCAGACCGTTTGCTGGATCGCGCTTCAGTGCGCCGACCACGGCTTCGTCCTTCGCGTAGTCGCCGGTGCTGGGGTTGATCAGGGAGTCCATGTGACTGGTTCCTACATGGATGGATTGGCGGCACCCACCACACCACCCTCGGGATTGGTATGGTTGTGATTGTTGTGGGCAGTGCGCATGGCCGCCATCGTCTTGGATCCACCGGAATCGGCCACATCGTGTACGGCCACGACGCTGGCGTCAGAGTTGATGTTTCCGACCACGTGCAGGGCACCGCCAATTTCTACATCGCCGGTGAAACGACCCAAAGGGCAAGTAACGTCTACGCGTGTAGCGGCTTTGACCTCGGCGATGCCGTCCTTCTTAAGCCAGACGTAGTCACCCCATTGGTTGTACATCGCGGCTTCGCCTTGGTTGTTGAGCTGCAGGCGATAGGCGCCGTGCTCGGAGGCGATGATCACGGATGCACTGGTACGACCACCCAGCGGCAACACAATGATCTGGGCGCCAGCAGGCAGTGCTGACGTGAATCCAAATTGCTGCATCAACTCAACGTCTTGTAGGCTCTCTCCTGCCAGGCCCTCAGCGTTGACACGCTGAATTCGCCTGGCAATGGAAATGCCCTGTACGACTGCGCGTATCCCACTGCGTACGCCGGCCAAGTGGCGGCCAATTTCACGGCGGATCACTTCGATCATTGGGAAGCTCCCACGGGAAGATCCACGATCTGACCAGGCAGGGAGTTCTTTCCACGGCGATGCTTGCGCTTGCTGGGGTGGGCATCCAGCACCCACACACCGTCTTCCTTGAGCGTGAGCACGGTGCGCTGGCCCTGCACCTTGTCGCCAGTGAATTTTCGAGCGATTAGAAAGTACACACCATCAATGCCATGTGGCTCGCTCTTCACAATGACTCGCTGGCCTGGCTTCCACAACTTGCCGCTATCAGTGCGGTGGCCACGCACCAAGGCAGTCAGCGTGTAGCCCTTCAATCGGGCATCGCTGATGACTTTACGGCCACGTGCGTCTGCAATGTCCTTGTTGATCGCCTCGTGGTCGACAACGATCTTGGGCCGATAGAGCGTCATGCCCGTGTCCTTTGCGCCGCCCTTGATATTATTTCTGCCGTCTCTTTCGCCAGTACCAAGACCGATGGCTGTGCTTTGGCCGTACACGGTGACCTCGCTATAGCGATCCACAATCGAACGCTGCTCAGTGAGCGACAGGACATTGTTGCCCTTGCCATCTTCCCGCATCGTCAATGTAGCCACCGGGTCGACGTCATAGTGGGGGCCGCCCACTACCAAGGTTCCATCCGGTTCAAACCAAGGCCATAGCCCATTAGCCTCGGCGGCGCGACGCAAGCTATCCCAAGCCGTGTCACCTGGTTCGGTGTTTACCTTCTCGCGCAGCATGGTGGAGTCCGCCTCTTTTCTAATGCGGCTTGACGGAATACCCAACGGCCCGAGGATTTTGGAAAGGACCTGGTCGAGAGTGACCTGCCGCATTGCCAACACTGGGCCAGAACAATCCAGCAATACGCCTGCGCCATCGCGGCCGCTGAGCATAAGTTCATGCCGACCCTTCTCAACTGCAAGACTTCGCTCATCCAAGATGCCTACCAAGACGGTTTCCCCACCCAGCAGAACCTGCACCTTGGCACCCTCTGTCACTGCGGCAGGCAGTTGGATGGTTGGTTGCGCCAGGCGTACTTGCCATGCATCGGCCGGGGTCAACAGGTCGCTGTCGATTTCGTAGCGCGT